TTAGATGAAATAAAAGCTAAAGATTGTCCTAGTGGTAAGACAGTTTATACTGTTAGTAAATCTGAAATTCCTACAGATAGGAGTTTTAGAGATGCTTGGACTTATACGGAGTAAATTATGGGATTTGGCATTGACATGGCGAAAGCCAAAGAAATTCATAAAACAAATATAAGAAATGCAAGGACTTCAAAATTTGCAGAGCTTGATATTGAATTTCAAAAAGCATTAGAAACTGGTGCGAGTACTACAGATATTGTTGCCAAAAAACAGGCATTAAGAGATGCACCTGCTGATTCTGGTATAACTTCTGCTAGTAATGCAGATGCTTTAAAAGCACAATGGAAAACAGACATTCTTGGCACTTCACCCTATAGCTAATGGCAATCCAACCTGGTACATATAACTTTACGTTACAACGTAGATCAGATCATAGTATTCCTTTGTTGTTTAAAGATGGAAATGATGCTGCGATAAATTTAACTGGATATACGGTAGAAGCA